TTAACTCTGATGACATCTAAATTAGCTGCAGCAAGTTGACCTTCCTTGGTATCTTTACCATACATTGTGACCGATGATTCAAACTTCCGTTTTTGTTGATTCAAATGTAAGATTTCCATATTATTCTTTTTTACTGCATCTTCAGCAGCAATGAGCGCGGTTCTTTCGGATTGTCTATCCAGTTCTAATGCTTTTGTTGCAGCTTTTTCATGATTTTTATGGGCCTTCAGCGATGTTTTCATTGCTTCAGCTTTTAGTAAAATAAGTTTATCAATTAATTTTTGATCAGGTTCAGTAGCTGATTGAGCCTCTTCTAATTGTTTTACAAGGTCTTCAACTCTTCCTATCGCATTATCTTTTAATTTTCCTGTTTCCTCTGCAACCTTCTTTGCGTCTGCCAATTCTTTTGGTGTAACATTAATTGCCAGACCAAATAGCTTTCTGCTCGATTGTACTAGAGGATCAATCATTTTTGCAAGTGCTCCAGCGCCAAAAAATCCTGCAATACCAAAAAGAGCTGCACCTAATAAAGCACCAATAATCATACCAATAGGGCCTCCTGCCATACCAAGTGTTGCGCCCATGGCAGCACCTTTCATGGATTGTTTAAAAGCATTCATCAGCCCGCCTTTTACACTGCCACCAAAGAAACCAGCAATGAATCCAGTTTCTTTTTCCATCCCCATCTCTTTCGCCCATTTCATACCTTTAATTCCATCACCTATTGCAGTAACCGCTGCCCATATTCCACCTAGAACAACAGCACCAATTCCCAATTTTCCTAAAAGACTTGCGGCACCCATCGCGCCGATCATTCCAGCAGGTAAAAGACCTGGCAGTATAGATTTCAAGAATCCACCTTTATTTCCCGCTCCTGCTCCCTTTTTTTCTTCTCCTTTTCCACCAAGACTATCAGCAATTCTTTCCAAAAGAGTAAGTTTTTTCTTTTCTCTTTTTTCCTCTTCTCTTTGCGCTTCAGCTACTGCAGCTCCTTTTTTGTCCTCTACTACTTTTCCTGTTTTATCAACTATTTGAACAGCAAGAACAACTGGCGCTTTAGTTTGTGCTGGTTTTTTAGTAGCCTGTCCTAATTGATTAACGATCTTTCCAAAAGATGCTGAACCAGACATAGGTAATTTTTCTTTAGCCATTATTCTTTATCCTTACCACCAGAACCGACATAAAGACCAAACCATGCTGCACCAGCACCAACTATGACGCTGACAAATGCACTCTGGGGATTAGTGGGGTCTGGTAATGACATAAACCAATCTGTGGTTTTATAGAACATTAGTCCATATAAAGTGATCAGTCCTCTTGGCCAGATACGCCACTTATCAATTCTAGTGGATGTAATGGCATTATACCATGACGTTGCTTCTACTTCAGTGGTACTTCTATCTACTTCAATGATATTTACTTTATCACTGGTTTTGGCTCGTGCCATTTTGTAGCTCCTCAATTCGACTTGAGTTGTTTTTTATTTTATTAGTATTATTTAGGGGAGTATGGTCAAAAATTATCTTCTCTAATTTAAGATAATCTATACGTTCATTAGACACATATCTCCACACATAATCACCATCAAATTCTCCATTACTCTTTGTAACACCAAATACTGTTTGTGTAAACCCTATTTTAACGATAAGAGCTCGTTCACCATCAATAAGAACATGATCTCCCTCTTGAAATTGCTTATTCATAGAGAAGGCAATACCCTTACTCATTTTAGTAGCAAAATCCTTCAGCATGAATCCAAACACAACAATTACCACCATACCGATATATGGTAGAATAAATTCTGTCATTTCTAGTGCAGCCATTTCTGCTGTTATTAATGAACTATCCGTCATCGTCTTTCTTCCAACCGGCCTCATCTACTCTACGTTCTGTGTTAGGACTAGAAGTTAAACTTATCGCAATAAAACTTGTTGCGGCGAGCATAGGAATTACATATACCATTTTATCAGTCAAATAAGCTGTGAGGTATGTTGGAACTAATACTATGATTGCTTTAAGAAGACCATCCCATAACATTATTAATTCCTTTTTCTGTTTTCTTGCTCTCTTTGCTCTTTTTCATCTTGCAAATACTTCATTAACAATCCGATATAAATTTCCCTTTCCCATGGCACCATATTTTCTAATTCTTCCAGACTATAATTATGATGTTGCATCATTGCAAAATTGGTTTTAAAATAGTTCTCTAACGAATCATGAGAAAGGGCTATCCGAAAAAACTTTGCATCCCCTCTATTGTAACTTCTTCTGTTTTCTTTGTCTTTGGATTCTTAACCTTAATTACATGCTGCAACTTCGGCATGGTTTTAAAAAACTTATTCACCTCTTCAAAATTCTGAGTTGACATATTTCCTATAAATTCATCCAATTCTTTTGAGGAAACATCAACACTATTATATATCTCCTTACCACTATGAATCTCTAGAATGCAATTCTTAATCATCTCAAAAATAGAAAGAACTTCTCCTTTTTCACTAAATCCTGACATGTCAGCTAGCGTAGGATATTTCATAATAATCTTAATGTCCTTTGTGAGCTTCACTTCATTAGTATGATCGTCATTCATTAAAACGCCAACATCTTCTAAGTTTATATCAACATCAACTCTTGTTTTTTCATCATCTGGGCAAAGGACATTAAGTGTAACTTTCTCCCCTACAGATTTTCCTCTTAATTTTAGAAAGACGTATTCTATATCAAAGAGGGGCATTTCATAGGCGTTCAATTTTCCAAATACGCATGAGGAAATAATCTCAGCAAATGCTCTTTCTATTTGTTTATCGTCTTCTGATTCTTGTGCAAGCAATAAAATTTTCTGTTCCTTCACAAGAAAAGGTCTGTATTTTATTGTCTCTCCTGTAGATGGTAACTCCAATTCATAGGTCGCGGTATTAAGTTGTGGTAATGCCATAATTTTTCATCCTTTAAGGTAAATTTCTCAACACTGAGGGTACAGCTCTAGCTATATTTCGTTGTATAACATCTGTTATTCTTTGGCCTATTCTATCGTTTAGGCTTGGGGTTTCTTGGGTTATATCAAGAGTTGACCAATATCTGAAATTCATATCAACGGATAATTTAATAATCTCATTGTTTCCAACGTATGATAAATCCGTAAGAGCGATTGACTTGGGAAAGGCCTCCCAAAGTTTCAGACCATACCTTCTTTGATCCTGTTTATCCAAAAGATATATGAAAACACTGCCTACATAATCATTATAATATCCTACATTCCATGTCTTGGGATTGAAGGCAGTATATTGCCATTTCTCAAAAAACACTCTTTCTCTTAAATCAGAACTTGCTTGAAATACCATTTTAACAGAATCATCATAGTTTACATTATTGACAATCTCTCTCAATGGGCCATGAATATTTGTATCAGGCGTTGAAGATAGATTGCGTCCCGGCAAAGTAATAGATTCACACCGTAAGGAAATTTCTCTTTTATCCGTAGAAGATATTTTAGAAACGTCACCTCTAGATAAATTTTCACCACCCCTTGCTGGTTCAGTTGGAGGAAAGATCAATACCTCATATCTATTTGGTTGAGCATAGCCGTCTTTGGAATGAAATGAAGAAATAATATCATTTATTACGCCGAAGGCATCGCTCTCTAAAAATTGTGGTACAATACTCATTAGATCATTCCCCTTGAGTCGCTCCATACAGCATTGGCAGACTCCTTCTTAAATCTCTGTACAGGTAGAAGAACAGCAATGGTGAATTCATCAGCATCTATTCTACGGAACTGCGATTTCATCTGCCCAACCAGATATCTGTGTAGAGTTGGTTTAATTAGTTTAAGACTCTTTAATTTGCTATAATCAACAACCAATCTGGTAGACTCATCAAACTTTGTGTTGTTGGAGAAATCCACCAGACGATCCAGAAGCTTTATTCTAAGCGGTATTGGTAGATAATGCATATTGATGCCAAGGAATCCATCAGGATATGTTTCCAACGGAAGCACCAAAGGAAATGTATCGTAGTAAGGTAGTTTCTTCTTATGCTTTGGATCATATACGAACATGTTTAGCTTACCATAAAAGGGTTTGCTGTCCCTCTTACCATCTCGTATTAAATCCAAAGTTGTTGGCTTACCAAACTCTTTGATTTTGTCTTTATACCATTGAGTAGACCGAGGTCTATTCTTTGCTTCGTCTTTAACCGATTGTATGAATTTACTTACAGCCATGTGATTATTTATACGAAATACTCAGATGATCTTCTGTTAAAATCTTAAATTCCATATTGTTGTTAGCGCACCATTCAGTCGCATATTTCCATTTTGCTGAGTTTATACCCCAAGTTTTTGCTTCTTTATACCATCGTCTAGTCTTTTTTCTAGATTCAGCTGGTGGTCCACATTGATTCTTGGGCTTGACTTCTATGATAAATTTCTTTATAGTGCCGTTATTTTGCTTTACTTTAATATAGAAGTCAGGGAAATATCTGTGTATTCGTCCATCCCAAGGAGATAAATAGGGTATAATGATCTCTTCACTACCCCACTCCAAAATAGCTTTATTGGTGTCACAATACACCATCATCTTTCTTTCCCAACTTGAACGATATATTATTCCCTTGGGGTTGCCTTTATATTTCTGTGGATTTTTTGGCGTGTATCGCCCTTTATAGGCCATAACATATAAATACTTTCATAAGGATATTTAGACATGTCAGTAACAGATGCAATTAAAAATCAAGTAGCAGGAAGAGTTGCCGGTGCTCTGACAGGTAATTTGTCCAGAATACAGGGAAATTTGCCTGGTCGAGCTCGGAGAGGACCAATACCCGGCAACACCGGCGGTATTGAGGCGCCAGGTGCGGCTTCAATGAACTTATCATATCCACTAAATGTTGAAGGTGATGAACAACAAGGTCATTATATAATGTTTATGATTAATGAAACCACGCCCGGAAAGGTGGCGACAACGGGTGCGGCAGGTGCGGCAGCGTTGGGTCAGCAGCTCGATCCCGAACAGCAAGAGGCGTTTATAGACAGTAATCTTAACAAAGGGGCGGGCAAAAGCCAATCAACAATGAGTGGTGCGCCATCTAAAAGTGGACTGTGGATGAAGCGGCCCGGCACATCACGAATGGCGAAAGCAATAACATTATATATGCCCCCATCAGTCAAGGTAAGTTATAAGTCAAATTACAAGGATGATGAAATTTCAGCAAGGGCTAGTGCAATAGGAAATACTATTGGAAGCGTTGTTGATACTATATCCGGTGGTAAAGCGCTCTCAAGTCTAGCCACGTGGAAAAAGGCTGGCATGACGGCCGGCGAGGGCGCCGGGGCAGTAGCAGCATTTGCAGCAAAGGCATCAGCTGATCTCTTCGCTCCAGGCGCATCTACTTTAGCTCAGTTAAGTGCTGGATCAATATTAGGTAGTAAAATGGAATTGATGTTTACTGATGTTGGTCGGCGAAACTTCTCTTTCACATTTAACTTCATTCCAAAGAGTGAAAAAGAAGCGCAGATGGTTTATAAAATCGTACAAACCTTCAAGGAACATATGCTACCAGAATATCTTACTGAATTTAAAGCTTTCGAGACAAGCATACCACTTGGTCAGGGAAGAGTAATGAAAATACCAGATACATTTGATATTATGTATTTCTATCATAATAATGAAAATCCCTTCCTTAACAGAATTTCAACTTGTTATTTAAGCTCTATGGATGTGGATTATGGTGGCGACAAATATGTTACATATGAACCTACTATTCTTAATATGGATGGATTAGGGGATCAATCTGGGCCGCCTCCACAAAGAACTTCTATTACATTATCCTTTAGTGAAATAGAAACCATAACAAGAGAACGAGCAAAACAAGGATTCTAGTAATGTATTTTAATTCTTTCCCGGTTATTTTATATGATTCAAAGGGTGATGATAATTTCAAGATTGTCACTAATCTCTTGCGCCGAGTAGCGATAAGAACAAAGGTCAAAGCAAATACCGCTTTGTTTGATACCTATGAGGTAAGAGAAGGTGAGTCGCCTGAGAGTATCGCATGGAAATTATATGGCGATGTTGATTACCATTGGATTGTATTGATGATGAATGATATCACTGACAGGTATCATGAATGGCCGCTCAGCACACCCCAGTTCCTTTCTTTCCTCAGCGAGAAATACTCTGATCCAAATGGAACGCACCATTATGAAATATCCCAGACTTCCGGTGAGACTACAACAAAGATTAATATCGGCGACAGTAATGCAGATTATCCAGTTGCTACACAGATTACAAACTTTGAATATGAGGAATCAGAACAAAATAAAAAAAGACAGATAAGACTTCTTGACCCTAGATATGTCGGAAAATTTACAGAAGAGTTCAAAGCAATAATGGCAGAAAGTTCAATTTAATATGGTTGATAAAACAACGATCCAGACGGCTGGTGATTTTGAGTTAGAATTAGCAGAAATTATATCAGTAGGAGAAACGCCTGTTGATGTTACAGCTGAAGTAATGGAAGTTGTTATATATGAGGATACTCAAAATGTCGTTTTAAGTGGAAGTATAGTCTTTAAAGATAACTTTAATCTACCAAACATAATGCCTTTGCTCGGTCAGGAAATCCTGAGACTAAAACTTAGTACGCCTTCACTTCAGAACAAACCAGAGATTATAGATTTTACAGAACAGGTGTTTTTCATCCATGAGATAGAAACATCTATTCCGGTAGGAGATATGAATCAAGTCCATGTTCTTAATTTTATATCAATGGAAGCAATGATAAATCAGAGGAAAAAGATATCAAAAACTCTAAAAGGGACATATGCTGATATTGTAAAATCCATTCTACGAGGCGAATTGGAAAGCACTAAGGATTTGTATATAGAGCCTAGCTCTGGTATCAAGCAAATAATTGGACCCAATTGGCATCCATTTGATATCATTGAGATGGCTAAAAAAGAATCCGTGTCCAAAGAATACGACTCGCCTACATATTTGTTTTATGAAACTATGTGGGGATTCCATTTCAGATCACTTGAGAGTCTATACACTCTTCCCACATCTGCATATTACACAACCTCTTCTCAGGGCGGGTTAAACGTCCAGAAGGGCGGACAACAAGACGTTATAGGGGAATTTCAGAAGATACTGGACTTTAATATTGACCAGAAACCCGATACCCTGCTCAATAGTTCTTCTGGTGTATATGGTTCTACACTCATTACCCATGATATTTTTAATAAGACATTCGCCACATCCACCTATAATTATCTGGATGCTTTTCCTAAAGAGAATCACATTAATAGTTTTCATGGTAAACCGGAAAATCCTATGTTCAGTGCTGGGGCTCAGGATGATGATAAGAGCAGAATATCAGATTTTCCCACAAAAACATATATGCTACCCGTATCAATAAAGGATACTGCAAAAGGTAATGATGCTCACTTTGGGAATTTCAAAGGAAACTATCCATTCTCAGCATATAACCCTAACAAATGGCTACAACGCCGCAGTTCTCAGATGGCTCAATTGGATGGCGGATTTGTGGTAACAATAACAGTAAATGGAAATACAACACTACATGCTGGAGAGATTGTTGAATTAGAGCTCCCATATTCTGCTATGCAAAAGAGTGCTGAAAATGAGACAGTAGATAGGTTTTTTCGCGGTCCCTTCATGATTAGAAATCTTCAACATCGTTTTGATAATATCGGAAGAACGCATAAAATAATTATGACTCTTGTGAAAGATTGTGTAGAAAAGAAACTGGAAGAAACCACCAACAACATAATCCCGAAGGTAAATAATCGGGGCATTAACTTTGATAAATCAGAAAATTTTTATGACAACTAGGATTTTTAAGAAAGGAGAAACCTATTAACAAAAAATTTACGACCCAGAAACTTAAAATGAAAAGGAACGAAAAAATGGCAAAGACCAAGAATCGAATCAAGAAAATGATTTTCCAGACCCAAAATCGCAGGCCTCTTCCACTTTCAACACTTTCAGATGAGCATAAATATATCGTAGAAATGTATAAAAAGGGCCGATATATACAGGATCGTAAACAATTACAAGAAGAGTTAATAGGATTTAAACAAAATGAAATATTATCAAGAACTACAGGAAGGTCTATATGATCCCAACATATTTAAGGCATTTTTCCTTGCCGGTGGCCCGGGCAGTGGTAAGTCTTTTGTAGCCAGGAAAACTACTGGAGGATTAGGACTCAAGGTAGTAAACTCTGATCCTCATTTTGAAAAACTACTCAAAGCCGCAGGGTTGTCTCTAAACATGCCTGATGTTGAATCGGACTCCCGTGAACCTTTGCGTCTTCGAGCGGGGAATTTGCGTGATAAACAAAAATCTAATTATCTTGAAGGCCGTCTGGGCGTGATTATTGATAGCACTGGCAGTGATGCTGACAAACTGATTGGTCAAGCTGGTGGATTACAAGCACTGGGGTATGACACTCATATGATATTCGTCAATACCTCACTTGATGTTGCACTTAAGCGTAATGCAGAGCGGCCTCGTAGTGTCCCAACCCCCGTCGTAGTTGATTCATGGAAAAATGTACAAAAGAATATTGGCCGGTTTAGTCAGCATTTTCAAGGCAACTTTATTGCAGTAGATAACAATGATGCAAGTGAAGATGAACTTGCTAAGGTTTGGAAAATTATACGAAGGCTAGTTAAAAAGAAGGTGACTAATACCAGAGCAACAAACTGGATGGCTATGGAATTGGCCAAAAAAAGAAAATGATAATCCCTCATTTTTTGATTGACAAACCTCTCTAAATGTGGAAATGTGGTAAATATGTCACACTTTTCCTAAATATCCAATAAAACGACATCCAGCCCCATTATTCGTTTGACTTTTCCTATTTCGTATGGTATACTAAGGTATACACTGAGAAAAGGAAAGGTACTTTAATTATGCATTGGGAAATTCATAATATAATCACTAAAAAGATTGTCGCCACAGAGATGTGCCCCGGCAACGCTGAGGAACACGCAATGATCCTCAATGAGACTTCTGGATGGAAACATCGTATTTTCAAGGTTGTTGAAGTTGATGATATAGCGGGCTCTTAATGAGTAACGAATTCAATTTCCTCTCTCCCAAAGTGTCCTCTAAAGATAGGGACATGATGGGCTTTGACGATTGTGGTGAGGGTGATAACATCATGATCGAAGACGGGTGGATGATGGCACATATCATGCACCGAATCGGTATGTTCCCTAGTGTGGGAATCGCCCGTAAAAACGGGTGGAATAAGGCCATTCCAAAGGGCTTTTCAGAGTTTACCGTTGGAAAAAGTCGAAAAAAAGTTTGGATTCTTAATGAAATCAAGGACTTATAAGGTACGATTT